CCGCCGCCCTTCCGATCTCGCCTCTATTTACTGACTTATCTCACCCCCATCATGCGTGCGCGTAATGGGATGTGTGCGATTCAAGGAAAAACAAAAGAAGCTCCCGCGATAGCTGTCACTATCCGAGAGCGTGGCCGAATCACTGGAGGATTCGACATGACCCAGCGTACATGTGTTGAGTGCGGAGTGTCTATCGATGGCACTGCGCGTAAAAAGTTTTGCTCTGACCTGTGTAGTTGGCAGACTAAGGATCGACGGAAGAAAGAGTCTGGCTATTACCAGCGTGAAGATGTCCGAGCGCGACGCAACAGGCAGTACCGAAAGCGATACGAGAAGGCTCTGCGTGAAGGTCGCCACCCGGCTGAGCATAAACGGCGTAAGCATATGCATAAGTGGACTCTGAATTGTTTGCATTGCGGTAACCGGATTGATAGCCCAAATGCTGTTCGGAAGTATTGCACTGATGTGTGTTTGGTTGAGGCTCGCAGAATTCGTAAGCGAGCTAATCGTAAGAATTGGTCTGATTACGAGTTGCGGAACCAGCACAATACTCATAAGCGGCGGGCTATTCAATACGGCGTTGAGTATGAGCTGATTGACAAAAACAAGGTTTATGAGCGTGATGGCTGGGTTTGTGGAATTTGCTCAGGAGATGTGGACCGCTCATTGAAGTTCCCTGACCCAATGAGCGCCAGCTTAGACCACATTATTCCTATGTCATTGGGTGGCCCACACATCGAGGTGAACACTCAGTGCGCTCACCTGAAATGCAATTTAGAGAAAGGGGCAGCTTATGTCTGATGATCGTATTCCTGGCCCCTTAGAGCGCCAGATTGATGCGGCTGAGAAAGATATGGACTGGCTGACTGGCGCGGATAAGGCGGCAGTTGAGTTGGCTCGCGTGTATGCCCGTCGCATTGATGAGGCAACGTTGAACGAAGAGGGGCAAGAGGTCACGAAAGCCCTGTACTTGGGTCCGCACCTATTGAATACGCTGCGTGCCCTTGGTGGTACGCCAGATGAGCGAACGAAGATGTTAGCCACGAAGGGCGAGGAGAAGGAGGTCAATCAGATTGACGAACTCCGGAAGAAGCGCCGCCCGCGTGCTGCTGGGTAAAACTGAACCTAGGCTGTGGACTAAGCCTTTACGTGAGCTGACTCCTGAAACGTCGTTTGGTTTTGAGGCGATTGATGTTGCCGAGAAACTGTTAGGCGAGAAGCTGTACCCGTGGCAACGATGGTTCCTCAAGCACAGTCTTGAGTTAGCGCCTGGATCTTTCACTTATGACGAGTACCCACAGTTGCGGTATCGGACGGTCCTTTTGCTTGTCGCTAGACAATGTGGCAAGAGCTTCATCATGTCGCGCCGATTGTTATGGCGGTTGTTGATGTGGCAGGGACCTGAAGCTGAGCCGCCTCTTATCTTGGGCGCTGCTCATAAGCTGCCTGCTGCGCTTGAGATTATGGAGCTTGCTGCTAGGTCAGTACAACGTTCTAAGATCCGCGAAGAGCTGGTCACATGGAATCGAGGGGCCGGGCAACAACTCCTAGAGTTCAAGAATGGCTCCCGGTACAAGTGTGAAGCGTCATCTGACGATGGTGGTCGTGGCCTTTCAGTAACAGATCTGGCTTTTGACGAGCTTCGTCAACAGCGGGATTGGGAAGCCTGGTCAGCCTTGACGAACACGACCAATGCACGGTTTTCTTCTCAGACCATTGCGGTATCGAATGCCGGTACGGCGAAGTCTGAGGTGTTGCGTAGTTTACGGAAACAGGCACTGACTCGTATTGATGATTGGGAGAAGCATGTCGAGTCCGGTGATATGGACATTGAGACGTTCACCAATCAGCATGACACAACCCTTGGCCTTTTCGAGTGGTCCGCCCCTGATGATTGTGGCATTTGGGACCGAGAAGGCTGGGCGCAGGCTATTCCATCGTTAGGGCATCCTGACGCTAGCGGCACAGTACTAGTAACTGAAGAATCCGTAGCGTCAAAAGCTGCGCTGGTTGGATCTCATGACGATGGTGGCATTCCTGAACATGTGTTTAGGACTGAAAACCTTTGTCAGTTCATAGTTGCGGCTGCTGATGGCCCGTTCCCTGAAGAGAAGCTTGATGCTTGCACGGATGATGACTCGGAGATTGACCCGTCGTCGCCGTTGGTGGTGGCGGTTGATACGTCGCATGACCGGTCGATGTCGTATGTGGCTGTTGCTGGTTACCGGGATGATGGGTTGCCTCATGTTGAGGTTATTGCGCAGCGTGCGGGTACTGAGTGGGTTGCGAAGCTTGTGTCCCAGCAGTTGGACTTCACGCCGGCTGCTGTGGTTGTTCAGGGTCGTGGCGCTCCAGCTTCGTCGTTGATTGAGTACATCGAACAAGAAGGTGCTGAGGTTACCCCGTGTCAGGGGAATGATCTCACGTCGTCTGGCGCGCAGTTTTCTGACCGCGTGATGAATGGGTCGATCCGGTTCCGTGAGCAGGAGTCGTTACGCCTTGCCCTTGATGACGCGGTGAAGAAGTTTTTGGGCGAAGTGTGGGTCTGGAACCGCGCTAAGTCGCCTGTTGATGTTGCTCCACTGTGTGCGGTGACGATGGCCCTGTGGGGGCTTGAGATGCTGCAAGACGGCGGCGAAGTAAAAACTACCGCGTATGGCGAAGATTACTCAGGCGACTGGTACAGGCCAGAAAAAGAATTGTTGGAAGCTAACGGATCTCGTGGTTGGTGGGAATAAGGAGGTGCTGGCTGGATGAAAAAATGCAGTGTTTGCTCTGCTGAAAAGGCCCTCGACAATTTCCACCGGAACAAAAATTCAAAAGATGGCCACGTAAATAGGTGCAAAGAATGCGTGTCAGCTTATAAGTCCGGCTGGTACAAAGCCAACAGTGAGTCAGTTAAAGCTAGTGCCAAAAAATACCGCAAAGAAAACCGCGATCGTATTCGTGAAACAGAAAAGCGGTGGGTTGAAAAAAACGCTGACCGAGTTAGAGAAAATAAGCGCAACTGGCACAAGAAAAATAGTGAGCACGTTGTTAGCAAGGTGCGTGAATGGGTTAGTGCTAACCCGGAGCGCGCTCAAGAAAACGGACGTCGGTGGGCTAAAGACAATCCTGACAAGATTCGTGAAAGTCGGCGTCGATGGAAAGCATCGAACCAAGATAAAGTCTCTGCCGCAGTCAGCCGTCGAAGAGCGGCAAAACAAAACGCTTTAGTAGATGCAGATATCTCGATTCTAGGTCTTCGGAAAAGAGACGGGGACCAGTGCGCATACTGCGACAATTCTCTTATTTTTGGGAAAACCAATGGGTATGAGCCACTAAAAGCAACTATTGACCACGTTCTGCCCTTATCTCTCGGCGGCGAGCATTCATGGGACAACGTCGTGCTTGCATGTTCTGCCTGCAACTCAAGCAAGGGGAATCGTCTGCTGAGTGAATGGAGGCCGCATGTCTTGGTTTAGTGAAGCTTTCGGGCGTTTAGCGACTGCGTTGCAGCGGTGGGCGCAACCGGGATCATTCCGTGCCACCTTTATGGGTCGTGATGTCGAGTATTTCCAACATGACATGCGGAGCCCGCGTGACCCGCAGAATATGACTGTTGAGGATTTGTGGGCGACCCAGCCGCATTTGCGTACGGTGATTGATTTCCGTGCACGCAATATTGCCCAGCTTGGTGCCCAAGTGTTTGAAGCGCAGGGTGAGGAGCGGGAGCGTGTGCGCGGTACTGAGGCCACGAAGCTGTTACGCCGGCCAAACCCATATATGACCGGCTACGAGCTGTTGTATGACCTGGTTGCGACCCGCTCACTGTATGACACAGCGTACTGGTTCATTATCGAGGGTGAGGCGGGCAAGAATATTCACCCCTTCCCGCCGTCGTGGGTAACACCGCACGCTGATACGTACTTTGGGCCGCGAACGTATCGTATTCAAATCCCTGGGCATGAACAGTTTATTGATGTCCCTGGTGATCAGGTGGTCGAGTTCCGTGGGTGGACGCCTACGAAAACGTTGACCCCTTCTTCGCCGGTTGAGACGTTGCGGATGGTCCTTGAAGAGCAGCACTCGTCACGGAAACATAGGTTACAGCTGTGGCGTCGTAACGGTCGGGTTGGCACTTACATTACTCGCCCATCTGATGCGCCGTCCTGGGACGATACAGCGCGTCGCCGGTTCATGGACATGTTCAAAGCGTTCACTGGCGACCAGGGTGCGAAAGCTGGCGGTGTCCCGTTACTTGAAGATGGGATGGAACTGAAACGCAATCAGTTCACGTCGGCTGATGAGCAATGGGCTGAGTCGGTCAAAATCAGCCTTGAAACCGTGGCTCAGGTGTACCAGGTGAACCCGACGATGGTTGGGGTGCTGGATGGTACGAACTACTCGAATATGCGTGAATTCAACCGTGCCTTGTACCGGACCTCTTTGGGTCCGGATATTCGCCAGATTGAAGAACGCATTACTGAGTTCGTATTGCCATTACTAGGCGCTTCGGATGATCAGTTCGTGAAGCTCAATGTTGAGTCGATGCTGCGTGGTTCGTTTGAAGAACAAGCACGGGTTATCTCAGCTTCTGTTGGTGGTCCGTGGATGACGAGGAATGAAGCTCGAGCCCTCCATGACATGCCGTCCATCGATGGCGGCGACGAGCTCATTACACCGCTGAATGTGACTGAGGGTGGGCAGTCGTCACCACTGGATGGTGGCGAAGGCAGGCCGCCAGAGGAATTGGAGTCGTGATGTCCGAATTTCACCGTAATTACCGCTCTCATCTGGTAGAATAGAAGGGCACAAGAAAAATGCCCCCAAGGAGCAGCAACTCCCTGAGGGCTACCGAATACCTGGATGAGAGGTTCCGGCATGAAAGATTTTACACGCATTTGCACTGCTTGTGGGATAGAGAAGCCATTGAGCGAATATTCCTACAGCAATAAGGTCAAACGCGATAAACGTCGATCAAAATGCAAAAAGTGCACAAGCTCTGAGTCCAAGGCGTATTACAGCAAGCGCAAAAATATGGACAAGCCGCGAGCAGAGTTCAAACCTCGCCCTTGCACTAAGTGCGGAGTTGTGAAAGATAAAGACGACTTTGGTGCTGAAAAACGCGCAAGAGATGGCTACTACCGCCAATGCCGTGAGTGCCGATACAAGGCAATAAATGAGGCAAGGAAAAGGCGAGTAGAAAAGCATGGCTGGGATGCGGTTAGAGATCTTGATGACGCAAATGCTTACAGCCGTGAGTGGCGAAGAAATAATCCCGGACGTGTACGTGCATCTATGATTCGACACAAGTACGGGCTGAGTCTCCAAGAGGTAGAAAACCTTATAGCGTCACAGGATGGCAAGTGCGCCATATGCCGCGAAGCTCAGGAAGACCTTCAAATAGATCACTGTCATGACTCGGGCAAAGTCCGAGGCATGTTATGTGGTCCGTGTAACCGCGCACTAGGTCTATTCAAAGACAACCCAAACTCAATTAAACGTGCTGTTGAGTATCTGACAATATAAGCATCACTACCGAAAGGCCCTCACTGTGTGGGGGCCTTTTTCTATGCCCAAAAGGAGGCGTTGTGAAGATCAAAAGTCTGCCCATTGGGCAAGTAAAAACCGGGCCGGAGGACGGCTTGGAAGAGGGAGAATTTTTAGTTTACCCCTCGACGTTTACACGTGAACCGGATTCGTACGGCGACGTTGTAGCTCCCGGTGCGTTTGCCGAGACCCTGAAAGAGTGGAAAGAGTCAGGCAATGTGCTACCGGGTTTATATGGGCACAGATTTGACGATCCTGACTACTACGTGGCCGCTGCTGAAGATTACGGCGAGGATGAGCATGGCTGGTGGGTTAAAGGAAAGTTCAACCTTGATTCACCAAAGGGTCCACAGACCTATGACTTGGTGAAGAAAAGAATGCTCACTCAGTTAAGCTTCGCCTTCGATGTGCTCGACCAGTCACCGATTGAACTTGAAGATGGTCGGAAGGCGAACGAGCTGCGGAAGCTGCGGGTTCATGAGTTCAGTTTTGTCCCTGTAGGGGCTAATCAAGACACGTCAGTAGTAGCAGTGAAGGCTCTTGCTGAGAGTCTGAAGGCAGGTCGCGCTCTATCCACCAAGAATGAGGACCAGCTACGACAGGCTCAGTCGTTGATTGAAGACGTATTGTCGTCCATTGATCAGTCAGAAGAAAAGGCTGATGACGCACAAGTTTCCGGTGACGAATCGGAGAAACCTGCTCAACCAGATGTTGTTCAGGAACAGGCTAAGTCGGGCGGACACCCAGACGTTGCCCTAGCAGAAACATACCTACGAAATCTCGAAGGAGACTGGTAATGACTACCTATATGGAGCAGAAGGACGCTGCACTGGATGCTGTCCGCCAAATCGCGGAAAAAGCCAAAGCAGAAGATCGTCCACTGACGCTTGAAGAATCTCAAGAAATCAACGCTAAAGGCGCTGAGATCGAACAACTCACGGAAAAAATCAAAGAAGCAAGCAAGGCCCAGAAATTCCTTGATTCGCTGGGTTCCCCGAAGTCTGCTGAGGAAGAGAAAGCTGATCAGCAGTTCGGTGGGTCTACTCTTGGTGATTATGCGACCACGAATCTGAAAGATGCTCTAGCGAACATCAAGTCGCAGCGTCGTGGTATTACCGCTTCGACTGGTCACGAGTTCCCTCTGGCTGGTGTGAAAGCTCCTGGCGACCCACACCAGGTCACCACTACTGGTAACGGGCTGTTGGAACCGCAGATCGATACCAACATTGTTCGTCAGCATGTGGAACGCCCAACCATTGCGAACTGGCTGGGTTCCGGCTCGATTACTGCAACCGCTCTCAAGTACTTCGTTGAGAAAGCGTTTGACCCTACCACTGGTGGGAACTTTAATTACGTCGGTGAGAACCAAAAGAAACCTGGTATCACTTTTCCTGATTACGACGAAGTTACTGAGTCGCTGAAGAAGGTTGCTGGTTGGATCAAAATCTCCGACGAGATGGCGGAAGACCTGCCATTCCTGGTCACTGAGATCAACAACCGGCTGCTGTACCAGCTGTTGATGTTCGAAGAGAATGAGCTGCTCAACGGTACTGGTGAAGGCACCTCGATTCAGGGGATCTTCAACCGCGAAGGCATCCAGACCGAAGTCTCCGGTGGTGTCGATGACAACCTGGACGCGCTCTACCGTTCACTGACCAAAGTGCAGACCGCTACTGGTCTGACTGCTGATGGTGTGGTCATGCACCCGCTGGATTATCAGGCGCTGCGCCTGTCGAAGGACGCTAACGGTCAGTACTTGGCTGGTGGCCCGTTCACTGGCTCATACGGTCAAGGTGGCTACACTATGCAGCCGGCGATCTGGGGTCAGACTCCAATCATCACGACCGCTATCCCCCAGGGCACCGCACTGGTCGGTGCTGGCAAGCAGGCCGCAACCGTGTACCGCAAGGGCGGTATCCGCGTGGAGACCTCTAATATCGACGGCGAGGACTTCACTCACAACCGGTTCACTGTGCTGGCTGAAATGCGTGAGCTGCTGGCTGTCCGTCAGCCTTCCGCTTTCGTTGAAGTCACTCTGGCTACCACTGCTGGCGGTGAAGGCTAATGAAGTCCTACATCGTCAATATCGCTGGCATTGATCACACGGTCAAACTGTCTGATAAAACTGCGAAGCGTCTGAATGCGAAACCAGTTGAACAGAAGGTTGAGCCGAAGTCAGCGAAACCACAGAACAAGTCCAAAACACCAGTAACTAAATAGAGGGGCGGCGACATGGCAGAGTTTGGAAAAGCTGATCCCATCGAGGCAGCTACGCAAGCTATCCGAGATTACTGTGGCTGGCATGTCGCCCCACCTCAAGAAGACACGCTCACCCTTGACGGGACGGGAACAGACACGATCTTGTTACCGTCCCGTCTCGTGGTGGACGTGACCCAGGTGAAAGTCCGGGGTGAAGAACTCCCAGAGTCTTCGTATGAGTGGTCTACAATCGGTGCGCTCCGTCGCCTCAACGGTGTGTGGCCGAACTCGTATCGCAGTATCGAAGTCACTCTCAAGCACGGCTTCACGAATATGAGTGTGCTGGCCGATGTCGTTGAGTCGATCGCCGCACGTGTCCGCATGGACGCGACCGGCGCAATTTCCACACAACGTGCAGGGACGCAGCAGGTCAGTTTCTTTGCTGGCTCTACGGGTGGCGGTCTGTTGGAGTCTGAGAAGGAACGCCTCGCCCCGTACGTTGTGAACTGGGGGCCATAATGCGTGTTGGTCATGGGGAGACAGTTTTTCACGAACGCTGGGTGCGGGATAACCGGAACGCTCACGGCAAGGTGACCCCTGAATATGCGCCTCCTGAGCCGGTAGAAGATGTGGGCGTGGATGTCCCTCGAGCTGATGAACCGCGGGAAGGCACTACGAACCGGCAGATAGTCGATCTTGTCCTTTTCTTGCCCTCCGGTGTCTCTGTGAGTGGTCGTGACCGCTTCGTGGTCCGTGGTGACACGTACGAGGTTGAAGGTGACGCACCGGCTGTCACGAACTTCTTTACCGGTACCCCGTTTATGACTGAAGTCAAAATAAGGAAGGTGACTGGGTAATGGCTCGTAAAAAAGGTTTGAAATGGAATAAAGGTGCGATGGAGAAACTTCGCAACGATCCTCGTGCCACTGAGTTCTTAATGAAGAAAGCCGCTGAGATTCAGAAAACAGCCGGCGGCGAAGCGATGGGGTACGTGGTCACTGACCTTGTGCTCGAACAGCCCCGCTCAGCAGTATCCGTACAAGCCCGTGGTCACGCACATTTCCATAACCGAAAACATCACTCATTACTCCGTGCACTATCTCAAGCGCAGGAGTGATGTCTGATGGTTGAGATTATCCGCCTACAAGACCCAGTTGCTCGAGCTGTCGAGTACCTGGGTTTTTTTGTCCCTCATGAAAGCGGGCCTTTTCTTGACGTTCCACCTGATTGGGAATGGGGAAAGCTGCTCGTCACGGTGGCAGATGTTGGTGGTGAAGGTGAACGAGACGTCGTCCTTGATGATGCACGACTCATGGTCGAAGTATCTCACGAGGACTCCTTAGAGGCATCCCACTGGTGCCGAAATATTCACGGGCTACTCAAACACTGGCGAGCAAATGACCCCACCAGGACAGTCTCTTTCCTGAAAACCGTTCAACGTCCCACGTACACCCCGGATGACGAGTCTCGTACTCCGGCATATTCCACGATTGTGGATCTTAGTTTTCGTGCTGATCGGCACGATGTACCAAAAATATCTGATTCCTAGAAAGGACCAGAACCATGACTACTGGCATTGATGCTATTCGTACAGGCGCGCCGGTCACAGCTACCGGTGGCGTTTTGTTCGCAGACCCCGGCACCGAGACCCCTGTCACCGCAGAAGAAGCCGTGACGGGATTCACTGAAGGAGGTTACATCGGCGAAGACGGTGTCACCCGAACAATTGACGCATCCGACGAGAAAATCCGTGCATGGGGTGGCGATACGGTCAAAATTGTCCGCACTGAGCACTCCATTACTTACACATGGCAATTCCTGGAATCAGCAAACGCAGCCGTATTGCGGCTCATTAACGGCGATGAGAATGTCTCCGTAGACGCTGAGACTCAAACGGTCACTGTAAAGCACACAGCGAAAATCCCGCCACGTAAAGCCTTCATCTTAGACATGTTTGATGACGGCAAAGCACTACGTGAGGTCATCAAAAATGGGCAACTCACCTCGTCTGGTGACGTGTCCTTCGTCCACTCTGACGTGATCCGCTACGAAGTGACCGTAGAGGCATTCCCTGATGAAGAAGGCGTGAAGGCTATCTCCCTGGTGGAAAACTCGGGGGAATAGAAGCCTCGCCGGAACCAGCCCCGGAACCAGACGAAACGGAACCGGAACCTGGCGAGGATGACACACCAGCAGACCCGGAAGAACCTGGCGAACCTTCCGACGAATAACCCTTAGAACGCCTGCCAGACCAGTTTTGACTCCACTGGTCTGGCAGGTCGCCACCACACACCGGAGTCAACTTTTTATTGAAGGAGTCAAGATCGTTATGGCAGCAACTACTGACAAAAAGAAGAGCCGTTTCCAGCGTAAAAAGAAAAAGCAGTACAAGATGGTGACCTTCGAATCATCCATCTTTGAAGGCGAATTTAAGCTACCTGCGCTGGAGCAGATGCCGAACCAAGTACCACGCGATATGGGCCGTGGTTTCGTTGGCGGGAAACTTGACGCCTGGTTAGAGGCCGCTGAGGTCGAAAATGAAGCCATTGAAGCTATCGGAACGCTGGATGCAAAAGAATTTGAAACCTTCATGGAGGAATGGGGCGGTGCGTCTGAGGTGACCGTCCCAAAATCCTCGAAATAGTCCACCTACGGGACGAATACCCGGAGGGTCTAGAGGCGTCACTGATAGAGCGCGGTCTGCGCTACAGGGATGTTGGTTCTCCGGGATTCACTTGGGCGGACTGTTGGGCAGTTGTCCAAACCCTCCCGCCGGATTCGCCATTGCACCGGGCGATGAAACCTCAAGAGTGGTTTTGGTATGACCCGCGCTTCGAAATCAACGCTGGCACTTACGATGCCGTGAATTTCATGGCCGCAACCGTGGCTAAACAAAACGGGGTCAAGAAGCGTGACATTCCGAAGCCGCTGGTCCGGCCCTGGCAGAAGGTTAAAGAAGAAGAGAAGATTGTCGGCGACAAGATGCAACTAGACGAGATGCGAAAAGCGCTCGGCTGGTCGTAGTCGACATGTGAAAGCCACTCCATACGGGGTGGCTTTTGTGTTTCTAGGAGGCTTACATGGCGGCAGTTGAACTCGCAACAGGGTATGTCACGCTCACGGTCGAAACTAGCGACCTGGGCAAGCAGGTCGGTGGCATGTTCAGTGGTGTCGAGTCCACTGCCGCTAAGTCTGGTCGTCGTATGGGTGAGTCGATGGCGAAAGCCTTCGAACAGTCCAAACCAGACATGGGGTCTCTGGAGCGTGCGGTACAGCAGGCTCAAGAGAAGGTTGTTGCTCACAAAGAGCGTGGGTCTCGCAAGATTGAGGCAGCTGACCGGAAAGTTGAAATTCAGCAGGCCCGTGTCAACGAAATGTTGGCAAAATACGGGGATGAGTCGTCTCAGTATTTGAGGGCTAATGATCAGCTGATCCGTGCGCAGCAAAAAGCTGAAGCGGAAACGATGGCGTATGAATCATCGTTGGGCAAGCTTGAATCCCAGCTTGAGGATACCCAGGGCGCTCTAAAAGACGCCCAGAAAGTCACTGACGAGACGGGGGACTCCGCCTCTGGTGCTGCGGATAAGTACGCATCTGGGTGGCGTGGCGTCGCCCAGCGTGTCCGTGACACCCTAACTCATGGCGTGCAGGGAGCCTCTGATGAGGCATCGTCTGTGGCCGAGGAGGGCGGGTCTCAGGCGGGAACGTTCTGGTCCCGCGCTATGGAAACCGCTGTCGGGGTGGGCTTATACAAGGTTGCTTCCACGGTCACCTCAAAAATCGGTGGATTTGTATCTAACGCTTTCACATCCGGCTGGGACCGGCTGACTGCTATTGACGACGCATCAGCGAAACTACGCGGCCTTGGCAATGACGCTGAAACTGTCGAAACAATCATGGCTAACGCTACTGACTCGGTGACTGGTACTGCGTTCGGTCTCGAGGAGGCTGCTACTACGGCCGCTGGGGCGGTCGCTGCCGGCATCAATCCTGGGTCTGAACTTGAGGGGATGCTGACTTCGGTAGCGAACTCTGCTGCCGCGTCGGGGACCACGATGGAAGAGATGGGCAACATTTTCAACAAGGTTGCCACCGTCGATATGGCCCAGATGGATGTCATCAACCAGGTGTCTGACCGTGGTGTCCCGATCATCGCTGCCCTGGCTGATCAGCTTGGTGTCACTGCTGAGGAAGTCCGGGAGATGGCTTCAGCTGGTGAGATTGGTTTTGCCGAGTTTGAAGCAGCAATGGCGCAAGCATCAGGGTCTGTGGCCGATGAGATGGGCCAGACATTCACGGGCTCCCTGTCGCTGGTAACGTCCTCCCTCGGCCGTATGGGCGCGAACCTGTGGTCCGGGATCTTCGAGATGGCCGCACCAGCTTTGCAGGCTTTACAGGGCTGGTTGAAAGGTATTGAACCAATCGCCCAAAGTATGGGTGAACGTCTCGGGGAAGCCCTCTCAAACGCTGTGGAGTGGATCTCTGAGAACACCGACACCCTAAAAACGTTCGGTGGCGTAGTCGTCACGGTAGCGGCTGGCCTGGCATCGTACTTCGCTATCACGAAAACGATTGCGGCGTTCGGCGCGCTTCGCACGTGGATCATGAACACCACGCTTGCTCAGCATGGGTTGAATGCCGCCTTACGCGCTAACCCTATTGGCCTGGTGGTTACCGCGATCACCGCCCTTGTTGCCGGGTTTATTTGGGCGTACAACGAGATCGGCTGGTTCAAAGACGGTGTCAACGCTGTTCTTGGTGCGCTCAGCACCGGTTGGACCTGGTTGTGGGAGAACGCGATCCAACCAGCTATCGATGGCATCGTGATTGGCTGGAACTGGCTGGTCGAAGTTCTCGTCGCAGCTTGGCAGAACTACTTGTCCCCCGTATTCCAAGGCATCGGCGCTGTCGCAATGTGGGTGTGGACATCCGTATTGCAGCCAGTGTTCGGGTGGATAGCCTCTGCCTGGCAGGGAACCATCGCGTTCATGTCAGCGGCTTGGAATAACGTCCTCCTGCCTGTTTTCAACACCATAGCTACGGTTGCGACCTGGTTGTGGGAGAACGTTCTACGCATCGTGTTCACGGCGGTTGGACTCGCATTCGCGACCGTACTGTACGGGATGCAACTGGTCTGGCAAAACGTACTCCAACCAGTTTTCAACGCTATCGCGACCGTCGCAACCTGGCTCTGGACGACCGTGCTACAGCCGGTATTCAGCTGGATCGGCAACATGTGGCAAATGCTGCTGCTGGGGATGCAACTGTACTGGCAGAACGTTCTGCTGCCGGTCTGGAATGTGCTCGCGTCTGTCGCTCAATGGTTATGGCAAAACATCCTCTCCCCTGTGTTCTCATATATCGGGAATTCATGGAGCAACCTGATGACAGGCATGAAGTGGGTTTGGGATAACATCCTGAAACCTGCCTGGGATGGCCTAGCCGCTGTAGCGCAGTGGTTGTGGAATGACATCCTGTCCCCCATCTTCGGGTGGATAGGTGACAAATGGTCTGACATGTCCGATTCCATCACCAGTGTTTACAACGAATACATTAAACCGATTTTTGACAAATTCGGTGACCTCACTGAGACCCTGTCTGACGCGTTCGATACTGCGGTGCAGATCATCAAGAAAGAGTGGGACAAACTCAAAGAGATCGCCGCGAAACCGGTCAATTTCATTATTGACACGGTATACAACGACGGTATCCGCGCCCTCTTCAATAAGATCGCTGACACCTTCGGGCTCGATGACTGGAAACTTGACCCGGTTGATCCCGTTGAATGGGCAACTGGCGGCTACACCGGACCGGGCGGCAAGTACGAGCCTGCCGGGGTAGTTCACAAGGGCGAATACGTTATCCCGAAAGAAGCCACCAGCAGCCTGATGAGTACCATCGGGATGTCTGGGCTCGAGCACATCCGTCACACTGGCCGACTACCTGGCTACGCTTCTGGTGGCCTGGTACAGCCTGTACGTGGCCAAGTGACATCACGCTTCGGGCCACGCTGGGGCAGCCATCACTCTGGTATTGACTGGGCTGTACCAACTGGCACCCCCGTACGTGCCGCTATGGCCGGTCATGTGATGCGTACCGGCTTTGGTGGAGTGCTCCCAGGACGTACCGGTGGTGGCGTCTACCTCGGACATGAGGGTGACCGCCAAACATACTACGGCCACCTATCAAAAATCATGGTAGACGCAGGCGAGCAAATCGCTAAAGGCCAGGTCATCGCCCTATCTGGAAACACTGGTAATAGTACCGGCCCGCACTTGCACTTTGAGATCCATTCAGGTGGAAGTGCTCTAAACCCTGAGAAGTACTTGGATGGGGCTGAGATTCCCTCCGGTGACGGCTCTAGTGGTGGCGGGCTTCTCGAGTCACTTGTGAAACCACTACGGAACTTCATTGACGGCATCGGGGATATGGTCACTGAAGCCATGGGCGGCTCCGAGTTTGTGGAGCTGCTGGTCGGCGGCGCAACCGGGATTGGGCACAATGTCATTGACTGGGCTATCGAAAAAGTCACTGCTATCGGTGATTTCTTCACTGGCGGAGACTCTGACGGTGGTACTGGTCCTGTACGTGATCAGGTCCGTGATGTGGCTGCCCGGTATGGGTGGGACTCCGGTGAACAATGGTCTGCGCTGTCGGAAATTATCAGCCGTGAATCATCCTGGAACCCGAATGCAAAGAATCCGAGCAGCTCAGCTGAGGGCCTGTTTCAGAAGATGACTAGCATTCATGGTCCGGTTGAGAAAACTGCCACTGGGCAAGCCGAATGGGGTTTGAAGTACATCAAGGACCGGTACATATCACCACGTACCGCTCTGGACTTCCATAACCGTAACGGCCACTACGCCGACGGGGGCCTAGTCCGTGACCGTGGCGGCGTCATTCCCCCTGGTTCATCGGTGGTGCATAACTGGACCCGTGACCCTGAGTGGATGTACACGAACAAGCAACAAGACACCGTCCAAGACGCCCTCGACATCACGAAGAACGGGGCACGTGGCAACACGTACAACATCAACGTGAACCGGTCTGAGGCGTCAGCTACGGACATTGTGAAGAAACTCGAATTCGAGACCCTGAAATTGGAGCGTGTCTAATGCTATGGATCAGGTATGCCGGGTTAGAAGCCGGTGGTCATAACGGTGACGTTGCGATCACGAACTTCTCTGGTGTCTCGAATGATCTTCGGTTGGATCGGACGGACCGGTTGGGTAGTCACGGGCAGATGGCTGGTCGTGACTACATCACCAAACGGGTGTGGACGTTGACGTTGACGACGTTGGCTGATGATGAGAATGGCGCGGTTGCTCTGGCCTCTGCCTGGGAACGGGCAGTGCTCAATGATGACGTGATGTTGTCGCAGGACTTGTCGTTGTTTGAGTATTCGCGGGATCGGCAGACCTGGTATCAGGTGTTTGGTCGTCCATCGGATTATGCCGGCCCTGATCTTGGGGATTATACCCGTGAGGGTGCCGGTCAGATCACCTTGCAGTTTGAGCAGTTAGATACGCTCTATTACTCGCAACCGTACTCAACCACTTTGTTGCCGTCTGCTAGTGGGTTTGCGGGTGGTTTGGTTGCCCCGCTTATTGCCCCTCTGGTGGCGTCTGGCACCTCAACACCGTCTGCTGTGGCGGTTGAGAATGCTGGTGACCGTGAGGCACCGATCATGGTGACCTTCTATGGTCCAAGCACGAACCCCAGGGCGTGGGCTGGGCCAGTTGAGGTCGTGTACCGGGGGTCTTTGGCGTGGGATGAGCACGTGACGATCAACGGCAAGGATCACACGGTGTTGCTGCATGGTGGTGGTCGTGTTGAGCCAATCCCGGTGCCTGGCCGCCTGTCACCCCACACCCTGCTCACTGACCTCACAGTGCCGGTGGGTGTGACGCACTGGTGGTACGAAGCCATCGACCCGACCCTGCAATCGAAAGCCGAATTTACCTGGTGGGACGCCTACCAGTCCATGC